GTATTCTTAACCACCACGTCAGTCTCGACTGAATAAGAGCACTTTCTCCGTGTATCCCAGTTAATAAAATTAGTTGACATATGTTTTAAATCTTTAAAATAAAAATTATAATTAAATTCAAATTACATACTAGTTTTCTTCATAGAAGAACGTTTCGGAGTAATTGATTTTGAAACGCTTGGCATATCTGAAAATCTTTTTGTTATAACCTTAATAGTCCTACTAATATCTACCTCATTATAATTTACTTTATGTCTATGAATAGCTAAACGCATATACAAAATCGATATCCCCGCAACAGCGGCGTGCATCTTCTCACTCATATAACTATTAACTCGCTCTTCCTGTAAAATTAATTTAAGAAAAGTTCCCAAATCATACCAAGGCAAATTACTACCCATTAAATGAGTCTTTTTCCTTAATAGCAAGTAACAATACATATGGAAAATCGCACCAACAATACGATTATCAGTTGGCCCCCAATATAAATAACATCGTGCTAAAGCATTCACCGCAACCTGAATGTCTAATTCAGATTTTATTCCCTCCCCACGTAAATATCTATGAATCAAAGTGCATGTTACAACCAAAGCGTCCTCTGAATCACTGCATTGAAAAGCTATCCAATGATTGCCCTGCCTAGATAACATTTCGCCATGAGATAACTCAAAGCCACTAATGTGATCTAGATTTCCATTATCATGTTTTATAAGTCGTGCAGACCTCTCCATCTCTCTACCCAGTATGTCTTGAGCCCGCGAGTCCATTACCAAAATACGCTTATTCGCACACGTCTCATTAATAAAGCAGCACTGACAGATGTATTTGTCCATAAACCACATGATGATCTCTTCTTCAGTATAGTAATTATAACAAAATCCTCGTATCAAAAGTACTGGCATTACCATTTTCTCAAGGGTATTAATATTTTCCCTAAAAAGAAAGGAAGCCAAAGTATTACTTCCTAACACTGTATTTAACAAATCCTTAATCACCCCTATTGAATATCCTTTGATTCCAAATCGTTGTTGAATAATGCGTGAAGGTTCTTTCGTATCAAACCCTTGTATCATTTTTAAATCCATATCGAGGATTCTCAAAACTCTTGAACAGTAGGTTACATTTTGCAGAACATCCGACATAGTATCTGGCATCCAAACAAGCCACTGCGCCGTCCTCTTCGATCCAGTTATTGAACATTCTGGTAGATTCACTGAGCCCCAAGACAGCATTTCGGTTACAAAATGCCGCGCATCTTTTGAACCTTGCCAAATCACTGAAGTTTTAGGCGTATTCGTTCTAAAAAGTACAATTATGAATCGTCCTAGTCGCATAACACTTGAAATCTCAGTCGTGGAAACATTCGATACCGGCATGAAAAAACAGTGAATCAATGATTCAGAGTCATCGATATAAGTTGGTACCGCTTTTCCTTGGTCACGCTTTAAACTTTCAACTGTTTCTTGGAATGATGAATGTGAATAAGCGTCACTCAAAACGTTCAAAGCTTCATCAATTTCAACATCTACGTTTGAAAGGGTATGAGATTTCGCATGATTAATCACATTACACCATAAATCACCGCGAGTTTGTGTCATGCTTTTTGAAATATTAATTATTTGTTGAATTGAATCATGATCCTGTGCATCAAGCACGATCATACACACTTTAACATAATTCTCTTTGATACATAACCCATTAAGATAACAATCACGCGGTCGATGTGAACACCGCCACGACTCAGAAATAGTGGCACACAAACGCACCAACAGTGCATCTTTCATTGATAACTTGAAAAAACGGATAAAGTGCTCCATAGCTCTGGCAAACTCGCAGTGATTTTTAAC